CCCCTGCCATCACGCCCTCTTGTTTCAAAAGAAATGCCTCGCGTTTGCTTCGCATCCGCCCATTGGGTATGTGAACCAATAGCGATGCAAATTGTGGGTATTGATATTTGAACCATCTCACGCATTGGATTTGGATTTGGCTTTCATCACTCATAATAGTTTTCCTTGAATGATTCCAGGCCTTGACCATTGGTCTGCCATTGCTTTTGCAATCCCTGGAAATGTTTGACTGCGTATCTTCCAACGCAAATCACCTTTTCCCCATGTTTCTGCATACCATGTGGCTTGGCGTTTCTTTTTTCCATTTTTACCAATCCATTCTTTGAACTCACCTTTTTCAACAATATCTGTTGCAATTAATGGTGGCAAGTTTTTCAACCAAAGACAAGTTGATTTTTGAAATGGGTCACCAAACATCCATGGTTGAATCACTTGGTCTTGTTTTCGTATGTGATTTGAAATAATACCCAACGGGTTTTCGATTGCGATTTTTTCAATTGGCGCATTCATTAAGTCACAAACAAATTGCAATGCTTCCGCTTGGCGGCCATCTTTGCGTTTTTCTTCAAACCATTGTGCGCCACTTAATGCTAAATGCGTACAAGGTGGGAATGCAATCATCATATCCCATCCATCATTAATAATATCAAAGACATCACCTTGGTAATGTGGCCCAGGAACATCGGTTGGTAGCAAATCACAACTCATCGCATCGTGGCCCAATCTGATAAACTCATCACGGACTGCACCACTATATTCACAAGCCACCAAAACCCTCACCTCAATATGCGTTTGATTTGTTCCACCTCGTACACGATTTCATCAACGGTTATGTGTTCGTGTTTTTTGATGGTTCCCAAAACAATGTCCAAATACTTGACCGCCGTGTTTTTTTCAATGCGGTCATAATGGTTTAGCATCGCCCGAACCTTGGAAATATCCAGTTTGGTATCGCGGCCATAGGTATCCAACCATTCCCGCATCATTTCAAATCCCGTCACCATCTTGTATGTAATAAGTGTCAAACATTTGATCCATTTGTTCCAAGCTCATGCCGCGTGTAATCATCGCAAATTCGATGAATTGGGCTTTTTCGGCAAGGAACGCCATGGTTTTAGTGGAATCCGTGTAATTGTTATCCCCACAATACTTAAATATCAAGGTCAATGGGGTGTCTTGTTGCTTGTTAATTTCCATATCCTAATTGCTTTTTGACATCCGTTTGGTTGGCTTGGCGTTTGTTGTAATTAGCACCACGCAATTCGGGGTACAATTCCTGGCACTTGCGGCGTGCGCGTGTGATGGATTCCGTGGATGACAAATGGCCATCGACCACCAATCTCAAAAGATTCCACGCCGTCATGGCCGCAATCTGCAATCCTCTTTTGGCAATCTGCTTTTCCCAAATTACGGCGATTAACAAATTGTCGTTGTCTCTTGCGTCAACCATATTTTCCAATATGGATTTGACTTGTTCAATTTTTATTTTCATTTAGTATGTAAAGTGCAAATTTGGCGGCATCGGCCCACACGATTTGGTCGCGGTTTAATGATGCCGTTTCGTTTAATAGTTGGTTGAACCCATCCCGCTTGTGACTAGGCAAGGTGTATGTGATGTATTTGGTGTATTCGGTTTCGTATTTTTCCAACCAATCAATCATTTCCGTGACCTCATGGTTGTTGAATGTATCCGATGCCTCGTTGTGGTTTACCAAATCACGCCAATTGATGGCCATTAGACGCATTGAAATCCTTTCGCGGTGTCCTTGATAGGCCCGTTTGAATTTATCGGCGGAAAGGGCCGCGGATTCACGCCAATCGGTTTGTGGTGGCGGTGCGGTCAATTGCAATGGTTCTTTTTTGTCCAAGGTGCGCCAATTGTCCATCCGATATTGGTTGATGATTTTGGTAACGAATGGCAAGGTCAATCGCTTTGGGCTATAAATGTCGGCATATAGCCCACCCAACCATGCATCAAATGCACGGGGCAACAACTCCACTTGGAACTTGGCGTATTGTTTGCGAACGAATTCCGCGATTTCGGGGACATGATCCCCGTACTCGATGCCACCCAGTTGGCACAACCGCATGATGGCATTGCCGACATGGGTCGTTTCCAAATCTTCGATGTATTTCATATTGCGAATGTATACAAATTAATTAATCAAACCACCCACGCTTGGGTTTATTCCAATCGATGTTGTCCACACTTTTTTGTTGGTAAGGCAATTCATCATCCCAACGGCGTTGGTTGAGGTAGGTGGTAAAGTGGGGCAGGAATTCGAGCTTGCCAGCATCCTTATGGTTTTTGACATAGGGTTCGATGTGACCCATGATGGCTTTCATTTCATCGGTTTTCAATCGGCGAAACTTGGCCAAGGCGGTTTGCTTGTTTCCTTTTTTGCCATAGGCGGCCCAAATGGCCTCAAACAGTTCACCCACGCGATCCGATTTTTCCTCGCGCGTTTTAGTCAGTTTTCTATTATCACTTATATCTATATTTCTATTTTCATTTTCATTTTCCATATGGGAATCCATATGTGTGTCCATATGGTCAACCATATGTGATTTCATATGTGGTTCGTTTTCCTTTGGTTTAAGGTTACGCCTCCGTGATTCCGTGAATTTTTGGCGTTTGATTTGCTCATCCTCCAACCGTTGGTTGAACCAAAACCCGTCTTGATCCTGGATAAACTTGCGCCGAATGAATGGCCAATGTTCGGCGAAATCTTGTTCGCCCAATAATTGTTTGATTTCGGCTTCGTGCAAATGCCCATTATTAAATTGGGCGTGCAACAAATCCATGTAACATCCTTTTTGATGTCGTGTTAATAGCGTGGTTCCTGAATACCAATCATTCCAGTACCAAAGCATTGCGGGGTCTTTTGACATAATAAAAAATGCCCAACAAACAAGGGTGGCGGGGGAGCGCACACCCTTGCTGTCAGGCAAAAAGGTTTTTTCACATAAGACACCTCCCCGTGTCTGTGAACACTTAAATAACGGAATTACTTCTTTTTGTTGGAATTCAACAACCTTTCCCATGCACGCATCTCATTTGCAACATGGGCGTTGAATGTGTGCGGAATCTTTTTATCGAGTTCCGCCAAGTCACGATCCAATCGGTCACCGTGTGTTTCCTTGTTAGAATGGGAGTTGGTCATTTTCCATTTGTTTAATTGATTCCTCCATGAATTTGCGCTCGATGTTGCCATAATTTTTGGATTTGATGGCATCATGTTTGGCATCCTCGACCAAAGCTTGTGCGGTGTCCTCGCCACTCATCACATACAATTCGAATATCTTGGCAAAGGTGGTGATTTGGTGCAACTTGATTTCGCCGTGGATGCATAGGTCACCCGCCACTTTCAATACGCTCATTCGTGTAATGCGCTTGTCCGTTTCGGGGTCTTTTGCCTTTGGGGTGAAACTCTGTTGAACCATTTGCGATGGCTTCACATTGTAGAATGTGCGCCCACCATGTTCGCGTGATGTGATTGTGTACGCGGCCTCTTGACCGATTACAAATTTGTTTTGATCCTGCGCCTTGGACAAGTATTCGCCCGTATCGCCGTTCTCAAACGATACTTCGAATTTGTACATTGTGCCATACTGGCCGTTCCATGTGCCGTTCCCGACAACATTTGTTACTTTTGATGATTTTTCCATGTCAAATTGGTTATGGGTTTGTAGTTTAATTTGGTTAATATTTCGATTTGCTTTTCAAGGCTCAACATATTGTTCTTGAACTTCCAACGGTACGATGACGCGGTGTTGTATGGACAACCTAATTTGTCGGCCATTTGTTGTACACCAATCGCCATCGCTTCCTGCATCGCTTCGTATGTATCCATATTGCAAATATAGGTTATAACGCCCACAATGCCCGCTTTTCGAATAGGTGGATTTGATACAAATATCCCCACCGCTCGCGGTCGATCCCATCCTTTACGATGGCAATGACCTCACCATTGGGGTGGTAGTGTAGTTTGATGAATGTCATTTCATCGGGGCGTTCTGCACCATACTGGCCGCTAAATATTACCGACTCGCCCGCTTTCAATTCCAGTGCTTGTTCGTATGTCATTTGGCTTTCCCCTTGTACATTTTCTTGCGTTGTTTGTCCAACTCGCGTTGCCAATCATTGAACCCCGCAATGTAGCGGTCACGGGGTGGATTTGGTCGTGGTGGAATATCTTTTGTTTCCTCACACTTACGCATCAATCGTTTGGTAACGAAATAAACGATGGTCACGGCAATGGCCAAGGCAAACAACGGCCAAGGGCTTTGCCCTACAAAATCAATGTGTCTCATATCGTGTCGCAATGTTCCTTACAAGCGGCGCAGATATCGCCGTAAATGACCTCCGCATCGCAACAATCCGATACATTGCGAAACTCATCCTCCTCCTCGAATTCCAATTCCGATTCGGGTACGAAAAAGGTGTACAAGTCGATGCGAATCATGTAAATGCCTGGAGTAAATTCACCGCATACAATGACATCCTTGCCATTGAGCTTTGCGGAACCTTGGTTTTTTGCTTTTGTCATAATTTTAATGTTTGTCAAAGACCCCCGTGGGGGTTTCGGCTATTGAAGCCTCATCAGTTTGACTATCTGTACATTTTCAAAACTATCTTCATGGCAATGATTTGTTCAGAATCTGTCAATCCCATGTGTAATACTTCTACCATTTTGGAATGCAAAGTCCATCCGTCTTCTTGAAAATAATAATCAAGATATTCAGTCAAAGCATCCCAAATCTCATCAGTTGGAGTTCTGTAATCAATCCCATCAGCATTAATGGCTGAATTTTTGGCGCGGTTTTCTTGGTAAATAGTTTCTAAACTTTTCATATTTTGTTCGTTTTGCATAGTTCAAATGTACACCCATATTTTGGATTTGCAATACACAATATAAAATATGTGCCATTTTTTTGTGAATGGCGGTGTTTTTGATTAAAGCGATTTTAACGCCTCAATTAACTTGGGTTGGGGGGTAACATCAATTTTATCCGTTCGTACGCTACAATGCGTAAAAACGCCCGATTCGCCCTTCAAAGCGCGTGGGGTGATATCCCAAATGTCCTCATTGTACGAAATATCGATGCCGTACTTGTCGTGCCAAAGCTTTAGCAACTGGATCACCGATTCAATTTGTGCATCGGAATACGCGTGAACATACTTGTATCCACGATGGGGTTTGTCCAATGTGACCACCTCATCGGCGGGAACCTCTTTACCTAAATAGTGGTAGAACTTTTCACCCTTTTTGGTTAGGCCACCCCAATTGCATATTTCAATACCGATGGAAATCTTGTCGAGTTGTTGGTATGGGATGCCCTTGGCCTTGAAAATGTCGTTTTTCAATCCAAGATGATAGCCCCAAAATTCAGACCCGAATCCCTGCACAATCACACCGTCATGTCCGATGACAACGCATGTGGCAATTTTGGTTGTGGTTTTGTCCCACCCAGCGAACACGGGTTCGGCCTTTGGGCCACCCGCCGTATGGTGGAGATAAATTTGTGTTTTAGGCTTTGCCTCTCGGTAATATTGCCTAAATGGTACGCTTTTGATTTTCATGTTCCTTTTGTTTTTCAATCATTCTATTCAAATACCATTGGGCCTTTTCTAAATCCTCCAATCCATTTTTGCGATCCCAACGGATGATGTATTTCATTACATTGCCTTTCAAATACCCCATTTGTTGTTGTAACGGCATTGATGCCTCGATTGCGTCAATGGCCTCAATGGTGCCTTGATAATGTGTCGGTTTGTTTATCCTATCCATGCGGAACAAAAATCGGTAAAATCGTGAACAATTTTGAATGTATGTGCGCCGCAAAATACCTCAACCTGGTCATCAATCTTTACGCAAGCGATGACATGATCCAAATCAATGTACCCCGTTTCGGTATATTCAAATTCGCCGAACATATCATCCAAATCATCGGATGCATAAACCATTTCAACCTTTAACAACCTCATTGTGCTTTGTATGTATATCCGACAACCTTGGCGTGTGAACCGTGTGGCAACGATGGGGTCAATTGCAACCAACGACCGCCCGTGGGCTTGGGACTTGCACCACGCTCGACATGCCAACCGCCCTTTCCTTTGTTGTATTCCTCTTTGTATGTGGCCGTGCGAACATGAACCACATCACGCAATTCGATTTCGTGCGTCACGGTTGACAATTGCTCAATCGTGTAGGTCAATTCGTAGTCGTTATGTACATGGCCTTGCCATATCATGTTGGCACCCTCCACGAACACTTGCATTCGATTGGATTGAATGGTTCCCAATGTCACGGGTGCGCCGCCCCCTGCACCATGAAAATACTTGATTTTGTAGGTTGCACGATGGCGTGCTTTGTCACGGAATTCGTAAACAATCCAACCACCATAGCCACCCGCCTCGATGTTCGTTCCGTATTTGATGTTCATTCCCGATACGAACCGTTCAATGACATCCGTTTCAGCGCGTTTCAATATACTGGTCTCATGGTTACCATAGCCCACGACCTTAATCAAATGGGCATAGGGGCCAAAATATTCGATGGCGGTTCCCACAACGGCATCCAGGTAATTGTTGACATTGTGTTCGGGGCGGATGTCGCTCTTTGATTTGCGTGGGTCGTATGCCCCTTGCATCAAACAAAAGGTGTCCCCGTTCAATAAAATATCCGCGCCCTTTTCCTTGGCTTGATCCAAGTGGCGTTTCAATAATGCGCGGTCACACTTTGGGTTATCCCAATGTATGTCGCTAATCAATAGCACCAAACGCGGTTTGAAATCGCATTCGATACGATGTACATTATTGATTTTCATTATTGGCCGCGAACTTGTCGATGGATGTAAATCCAAGGCACGCGATGGTGATCCATTCAACGGCCGAAACAAGCTCGGATGATGGCGCAATGTCTTGGGGGCTTAATGAATTGTGGAACATGGTTCCGAATAGAACCAAAGCACCTACAATCCCGACAACGCGTTTGGATGATACCTCACCCTTATCGCCTTTGAACATTTCGAAAATCTTTTTCATTTGTTTATTTTTTGCATATTGGCCACGCGCACGGAATCCGCAACGCGGTCGGCCTCCAATTCCTCCATGGATTCGGGAACGGGTACGGAATACACCTCGCACACCATTTCCAACAATTCCACCTTTTTAGCCATTTCCTTGGCCTCTGTGACACTTTCTTGCACCTCCTGAACCTTCTCCTCGGTCATTTGTTTTGCCTCATCAATAGACGCTTTTGTGACGGCGATGTTTTGTTTCGCCTTATCAATCACCAAATCGTATTTGGCGTAGGGATCGGGCGATTCAATCCGTGGTGTTGCCGTAACGGCCAACAATGCGGTCAAAACAAGGTATTTCATTTTATGATGCCTATTTTTTTATATGTGTTCAATTCGGATCGCAAAGAAGCGGACAACGAATCCTGGGTTTTCAACATCACCGCCATTTGGTCAAGCTTGTTTTCACATTTGGTTAAACGATCCTCACAACCCGTATTGATGGAATTGTCTTGATTCTCCATTCGCATGTACAAAAATACCACGGCAAATAGCATCAAATAGGTGACCGCTTTGGATGGGTCTTTGGTGAATTGCTCAAAACTAATTGGGAGTTTCATCTGCCTTGTCCTCGGTACTTTTTAGCGGGTGGGTTGTTCTTGGAATGTACGCCCTTGTTGTTGACTTTTTTGCGTGGTCGGTATTTGCTAATGTTAGCGGCCTTGGTTTTAACTTTCGCCATCGGGGACTACACAAAATGGTGAATCTGGAAACTTGGCACAATAGGCTTTCAAATACTCACCCTCACAACCTGCGAATGTGTGTACTCCACACGGAGACGGATATACCTCGTATGCGGTGAAATCGGCTTTGGGTTCTTCGTACCACAAGATGTCAACTGACCATTTGTTGGACAAGTCGGTGCAGTTGCCTTCTTCATCGTGGGCTTTGCAGATAAATCCAATTTCGTGAACGGCACAACCTACATAGTTGCCTTCCTCATCGGTGATTTTGGTTTTGAGTGAGTCCCATTGCGTGGGGGTCATCTCGTATTTTAGAAATGTATTCATATCGTTGTTAGTGTTGCCAATTCGGCATTTGATAGACGGGTTTTGAATAGTAGGGCTTGTTTTTGATTTACAATAGCATCAAGCGGCCCTACAAATTGTCCAAAGTTTACTGCTGATAATGCTGGAACCGCACCGCTTAAAGCGGTATAAATTTGCGTACCATTTACATAAACTGCAAAATCATTTGCCTTGTATGCAAAGGCAATTTTCAAATTTTCTCCTTTTGTTGTTGGCGTATAGGTGGTACTTATAACTGCACTACCTCCACTTCTGACTTGAATATAGTATTTGCCATCATAAGGATAAAGTCGTATGCTAATTTGATTATTTATTGTATTGTCAGATATGGCTAACAAATAACCACTATTTTCAACCCCAATACCTGAACCAGTTGATATCGCACTACCTTCAACAAACAAAGTTCCCTCCGTCTGCCCAATCCAATCGGCAACGCCCGTTTTGTAGCAAGAGTCAGCCAAACGGGTCACCGATGCTGATGTGGTTGGTATGTAGCTTGTGCTATAACTTCCGCTTTCAATTTGTGCGCCCCATAGGTAAAAACTGCTACCATCCCCAACATAAGTAACATCAGATGCGGAGTTTTGCATTTGTATGTAAGTCGTTTGTCCTGCTGTTATAGTCGCTGTGCCTGTTACCGAAAACCTATACCATCCGTTTCCAAAATCTTCAACCGCACCAGTGCCATTAATGTTTGTTATTTCAAGTGTGTCAAGATTTAAGACCGCCCGTGCATTTGCGCCACTTGCCGCATTTATTAGCAAAAATCTGCCATTTGAATTTTTCTTGACAAAAACCGAATAAGTATAGGTTGTGCCTGAAACAAAAGAAATTGATTGTGATTGTAACCGATGTCTGCCGCTTGTCGTGTTATCCGTTAAAGTATCTGCATCTTGCAAACCACTTGGTGAAATAACAGAGTTAGCGGTAATTGTTGCATTTTCTTTAGTCCAAGCCGCATTGTCAAACTGCTCCGAATAAGTCATCAAATTAGTCCTCTGCGGTTCCAACAACAAAGCACCCGTTCCACTACTATAATCAATACGGGCTATGTCTTGGCGATTGGTCGTTGGGAAATAGTCCTTGGCGGTGCTACCTTCGTTCACTTGGAATCCCCAAATGTATGCACCACTTACCCCGTTGCCAGTATAAAGATAATCGCCATTTGCGTCACAGAGTCCAATATTTAAGCCGCCCGAACCCGTTGCAATAGCGGTAAGCGTTAGGCTAATTCTGTACCACCCATTCCCAACGCTGGTAATGCTTGACGAATCTATATTAGAACCTGCCGAAATTGTGCCATTTGTAAGGTTGACAACGGTTTCACTAATACTATTAAATACAGTCCCGCTCGTGTTGATGCGTTGCAGTTCTAAAATAAAACGCTCGGCTGCTTTGGCATAAAAAGAAAAGGTGTACTTTGAGCCACTTGTTACTGCTATTGCCCCTTGTCCGCATCTGTGCAAAGTGTTTGCGGTTGTATCCTCAACCACCTTGTCAGCAGTCAAAGTTCCGTTTGGTGCAGTTGTGGCATTTGAAGTAATTGTGGCAAATAGTTTTGTCCAAACCGCATTTGACAATTCCTCGCTATACTGCGCCAAGTTATAAGGCACACGCTCAATCAACCCATCGGGGTTTACACGGGTTCCGTCTGATGCCCTTGAAAAGGTCATTTCACGGGGGAAGAAAACACCCTCTGTTTCATCGTATCGGAAGCCCAAGAGGTTGTCCTCTTTGACTGCCCAGTTTCCGTTTCCTATTTGTAAACTGCTCATTGAATCGTGTAATTAAGTGCGGTTGCCATTTGGGCGTAGGTAGAGTATGATGTACCCGTGAGGTATTCAAGTTGGTCGTTGGTTAAGCGGGTTTTGAATAGGAGGGCTTGGTTGACATTTCCTTGAATTGGATAGTTGCTGGTATTATTTTCATAAGTCCCAACAGAAAGTACCGAACAAGTTGGTGGTGTGAATGACGAATTTTTTGAACCTACTTCTATGCCGTCAATATATATTTTCAAGTCATTAGATGCGTAAGCAACTGCAATTTTATGGTGACCAATCCACGCACCAAAATACCCGTCATATTGCAAAACACCTCCGTTTGAAATATAAACTCTAATTTGATTGCCATTATTTACGACCGCTATGCGATTATTAAGGCCAGTATTGGGGTAATCGTTAATTGTTATGGCTCTGCCATCTATGTTGATTGATGTAGCGGTATAATCTATAAAAATAGTCCCCTCCGTCTGCCCAATCAGCGAACTTATGCCCGTCTTACTTGCCGCATCCGCTACACGGGTAACGCTTGCCGAGGTTGTGGGGATGTAGGAAGTTGGGTATGAACCTGCTTCAAACTGACCGCCCCACAAATAAACGCTTTCGCCATTTGCGGTAAATGATTGTCCACGACTTGCAGTTCCAGAATTAATCAAATAAATTATTTGTGAGTTTGTTGCAGTTGCACCAGCGGTGGCACTAATTGAACACCTATACCAACCGTTTCCGTAGTCCTCAATTTTTGCCGTAACAAATGCACTTGCAGTAATTGTGCCGTTTGCCAAGTCAAAGTTGGCATAATTATTGAGAATTAAATTCCCCGCAAGAACTAATTGAATATAATCGGATGTGTTGGCTTTTGCAAAAACTGATAAAGTATATGCAGTTCCCGAAGTAAAAGCAAGATTTTGATAAATTAAATGAGACAAAGAACCCGAACCCGTTGCCGTTACGGTGTCTGCGTTTTGTGTTCCATCAGGCGAAGTTGTTGAATTGCTTGTTACGCTTGTGTCTATTTTAAGCCAAGAATTTAATTCCCCGCTATTTAACATTGTATTCGTCCTCTGCGGTTCAAGCAAAAGAGACGGACACCCATTAGAATAGTCCAAACGGGGTACATTCAAGCGGTCTGTGGTGGGGAAGTAGGGTTTTGTGGTTGAGCCTTCGTTTAGTTGTGCGCCCCAAATGTAAATACCATCTGTGCCGCTTGCCGTGCCAGTTGTTGAGCCATTGCTATCAACTACTAAATAAACACACCTACCACTTGTTGAAGTTGGCGCACCTATTACGGTGCATCTATACCAACCATTTCCAACATTTTCAATTATTCCCGTTGCGCTTGTTTGCGTTCCTATTGTTCCCGTTGACAAATTGAACCAAACACCAGGTGATGCATCAGCAACGGTGCGAATAAAAATCCAATTTTTCCCCGATGCCTTTGCGTAAATACTTACCGCATAATTCTGCCCACTTACCACCGAAATCCCCGTACTATATATTACGGGGTTTGAACTTGTTGTAGATGGGTATATTTTACCCGCAGTTGTAGTCCCGTTTGGCGCAGTTGTTACATTGTCTGCTCTTGTTATGTTTTGAGCAAGCCAAGGTGGATATTGAGTAAACCGCTCCGAATAAGTAACCAAATTCCAAGGCACTCGCTCAACAAGCCCTTGTGAATTTACCCTTGTGCCGTCAGATGCACGGGTGAAAGTCAAATCGCCCGAACCATCGGTTGGTTTGACGCTATAAACAACATCCTCTTTGTATCCGCTTGGGATCATCACCAAGCTTGATTCATCAAATAAGCTCATAATTGGTTGATTGCGTTAATTAAACATGTCACGCCCTCATAATAGCCACCATCGGCGGCAACGCGTTCGGTGTATAACAATGCCACGACCGCCCCATTGGACGGAACAAATGGTTGAACCCCTACGGATACACCAATCATTAGATTCCGTACATTACAACGGAACCCGATGACAAGGTGATGGATGAAATGTAATTCCCATCAGCCACACAATGAAAAGGGCCAGGTACCAAGGTGATACCACTCAATCCCATTGTGGTCAACAATGAATTTCCGTCTTTGTCCAAAATAGCGGTGATAACGGCATTGGAGTTCACATAGAACCCACGCCATTGACCCGTGTTGGCCGATGTATTGGAAATCAATTTTGATCCCGTGTAACCTGCGCTAAATGCGCTTCCTGAAATGCTCATATTTGTAAAACGATTAAAAGATTAGTTGTTATGGGTTTTGTCTTGTTATCGGGCCGATGCCTTGTGCTTGCAACGATCCATCGCAACATTTTTTTGAATAAGTATTATTGGGGCATAAACACGCCCGCGTTCCACCACCCTGCGGTGATGACCTTGATGGTGTTTTGAATGTCTTGGTCATCGTGTGATTTTTCTAATTAGGCCGAACAATAGTAAAACGATAAACGCCCAAATTGTTATCAATTCCCATGGCTTGGTGCGTTCCTTGTAAATCACTTGCGGTACATTCACGCTCTTGGTGATGCGTATTGTATCGCCCTTGCATTTGGTGTACACCTTGATGACATCCCTTTCGCGTATAATTTGCGTATAAACGAACGAATCCTCCACAACCATCGTATCGTACTCCGTGGAAACGAAAGTGTCGTGAATCGCGTGGGATTCGGTCACAACGATGGTATCGATGATGATGGTTTGGGGTTGTACAATGGTCGGGTCTTTTTTGATGGCCCGTTGCAAATGCCAATCCGCCGAACATGATGTCAACAACACC